ACTTTGAAACTCACTATGGTATTTACACGAACAACTACATCTAACTCAAAATGTTCTAATACTTTGTGTACACCCTCTTTTATAATTTCTTTTGCTCTGTCTATAATCTGAACTATTTTTTTCATTAAGTTTTGGAAAAATCCTACAATTTTATCCTTCGCTTTTGTATATATCTTTTTTAAGGTGTCTTTAAATTTACCCTCATTCATCATACCCTCTGATAACATTTGTCTGTTGTTTTCTACTTCCTCATTTGCATCTTTAACTATCTTTCCTTGTTCATCTATAAATACACTAACTGCAATTCTCATAGTTTGCCAAAAAGAATAACCTTGTTTTTTGCCAGCCAGTTTATATGAACCTGATTTTAAATCTGGTCTAATCTTCATTTTAGGTGCTGTTTCGGATATAAGTTTATTATTTATTGGTGTAAACTTCATTCTATCCATTCTATAATCCCATATCAACATATGAGTTGCCTCACCCGTTGGATCACCACCACCTCTATTTGGAAATGCTCTACCAGCAAATTTTTCATAACCAGTCATCGCTTCTCTACAAAATGCGTCTGCAACTTCTTTATTTTTAAATGCTGTTTTAAAAGCTGCTCTGATATCAGCTTTACCTTTTTCTTGATGGTCAACTATTTTTTTTGCTGCTTCATTACCTGTTTCTTTTGCGTCTGCCACTGACATTTTTTTAAGTGATCCTGCATCAATATCCGCACCCACTGTTCTTGTATTTGTAACAAATTTATCAACCTGATTAAGAAGTGTCTTCATTAATTCATCGTTTGCTTTGGTTGTTTGTAATGCAGATATAACTGTTGCTTTTGTTTCTTTTTTCTCTCCAGACATTAACTGTGCTTGGGGGCCTTTAACTGATGTTTTAAAAGAACCAACATTGATATCTGCTTTAGATGTATCCACACCACCCCTTTTTTCACTCATTTCAATCCAAGGCACAGAAACCTTTTTCTTACTTTGTCCAGCTCCAGCATCAATTCTGCCAGTTAAATTCTTTTTGCAAACTTGAGAGAATTTCCACAGTATATCTAATTTTTCTTTATCAGTTTTACCCTTAGTTGCAAATGCTGTTTTTCCTGCCTTGCCTGACATTTTATCTGCAAGTGGTAAAAACCGCGATACATATGGTTGTTTCAATATTTCTTTATTAAAAGCATTTTGACTTTTGTTCGATAAATTGGCGCAATCAGCAATAACTCCCTCAAACAAAGTTGACGGGCCTGATGTCTTTTTTTCATACAACATCTCAATTTTTGCTACTGGTGCAACGTGATTTTCTTCTGTAAGATAGGTTTCAAACTTTATCATTATCCAGTACGCCTTAGACCAGCGCCGCCAGATTTGCGGTTTCTATCTCTCGTACGTGCGTGTCTAACACCAACTCTAGTTTTTGTAACTAGTCTTCTCTGCATACCACCAGTTGACACTTTCCCCATTGCAACGTTCTTTGCTCCAGTGCTTGATGGTGATTTACCCCCACTGACTTTTTTGATCAACGCTCTTCGAGCGGATCGTCTTGCTCTTCTCTTTAGTCTTTTTGGATCTGCAATTTTTTTCTTCTGTCTTCTCGCACCAAATTTCATCTTGTTACGATTCTTACCTTTGGCAAGACGACTCCTTTGCTGTCGTTGTCTAAAAGACATCCTTTTTACCACTTCAGACAGTTCGCCATCTTCGTCGAGTTCGAAGTCTTCTACATATTCCACAAATTGTTTAAACTTAAACATCGATTACCTTCCTGGTTTATCCCATCCTTTAAGTATATCTGGCGAAAAGTTGTTGTACGAGAATTCCATCCTGTCAACGATCTTTACCGCATCACCACCAAGTCTATCTATTGCAACGTATCCTTCAGGCCCTGTGGTCTTAAAACCAGTCTTGGTCTTCACGAAGGTATCTACTTTAGATAGTCTATTGAGTATATTTATCAGTTTTAATTTTGCTAAAACAATTAATTTCTGCAAATCGAACATCATTTTAAGACTTTTCTTGTTTTGTTTTGAAAAAAACTTCAACATTTCGTCACGTTTTCCAATTTGTACTGACTTACCCTTTTCAGTCTTTCTTTTATCTGCTTCTTTACCAAACAAGTCATTGATGTGTCGTATCAACCCATCTACATGTTTATTAGTATCTTTAATGATCTCACCCTTACGAACAAACTTATTACCATAGGTTTCTATAGTCTGTGCAAGTGTCTGATCTTTTTCTAACTGTCTCAGTGTAGTTCCTGATATCTTATTAAACATCTTACCCATCTCAGATATGTATCCATCTACTAACTCTGTATCACTAGCACTCATTGTATACTTTGTCAAGTCTCTTAACATTGCGTCCTGTGACCAGACTGCACTTGACTTCTTCAGTTTAGATACATCTACACCGTATGATGCTTTCATGGATTCGAATGTTTTTCCGTTGTATGTGGTGTGCCAGACAATCCCCAGTTTCGCCTTCTTGATCTCTTTAGACGCAAGCGTACCGTCGGGGACAGCATAAATAATTGTATTAGGATGGAACGTAACATATGGTTTTCCTTTTATTTTTGATTTACCCACATCAGACTTACTGAAGAGAAAGTCTCCTTGAATGACCCCTTTGATACCAATAGAAGGGAGATATCTGAGTGCATCTTTGAGCTTATCAGCAAGATCACCAGAAGTATCAGCATCAACGTCACTTGCAGACTTGTATACTTTAGGGTTTTTGTTGAATATCCCCTTTTTTGCCACGAAAAACTGACCATCACTCGGATCAGTACCAGCAAAAATAGCAGGAGCGCCATCCCATTTAACACTGACATTTCCATCTTTCTCTCCTCCGAGCATTTTTCTTAATTCACGCAGAGCGAGTATGGCTTGTCGTGTACCTTTAACTCCACCATAGAGAACCTTGTCCTCAATGTGAGTCATGTGTGTATTCTTCTGTTCTGTTATAAAGTCTGCAAATTGCATTGTAGTCTCCGAATCGTTACATCTATTTATAATAAAAAAAAGGTGGAGAGTCAACCCCACCTCTTTCCTCAGAGAAACTTTTTTTATTTATTAAACCCAGTCTAATATAGTTCCAAACTGGTCTACTTCTTTCAGTGCAAAAACCTTAAACAAACTCTTCGGGTTTCCGTTGGTATCCTTACCCCATCTATGTGCTTCTTCTTTCGAGTCGAAGAACTTAACTTCTCTGGTTCTCAGATCAACGTCATTCATTGCTTCTGTGCATTTAATATATTCAATTCTAACCATGTAACTGATTCCTTCTAGTACCCTCTTCAAGTGACCTACGTTCTACTTCTAACTGTGAGATTTTCTCATCTGTTATTTTGTTCTGCATCTCGCCAAGTTCACCTTTTAGTTCATACAATGAAATCAACTGTTCGGTGATTTCAACAATTCTATCGACTCTTTCGTCGTGATTATACATGACACTCTCTTCTTGCCCACATATCTGACACCATCATCATCGCAACACCACTACAGTATCCAATCGCCAACATTATAATCATTTCTATACTCATACTCTATTCCTTTTTCTCTAAGTGCGAGAGAACCACTACTTCAACTATCAAACCTCTATCGAGGAACTTTAACATGATCTATCCATCCTAAAAGTGATTCTCTCTATACTACTAATATACCATATACAATTAGTATTGTCAAATGATTTTTGCATCTTTTAACTTTTCACGTCGCATATAATCTTCATATGTCTCATTTATGTCACATTCTGAATTGAAAGGACTTGCTGGTTTGCTTCTATTTCCCATATCAATCAAAGTTTTCACTTCTTCTACACGTTGTTTCAGTTGTGACAGATGCATGATTGGCCAGTGTGGTGACCCATTTACTGCTTCATCAAGACAGATTTTTGTCTCGTCTTGTAGAAGATCCACTACACGTTCGAGGCGACTCCATGTCGCCTCAAAGTTTATGTACATATCTTCATTATGCGACATTTGCATACTCAACTGCTTTTTCT